ACAGGAACATCTAAGGAAAAATGGTGTAAAGAATAGTTCAAATCATCAGACTACAATACGGATTACTTCAGGTAAATTTGGAACTGATATAAAAGTTTCTTACAGAGAATTCTATAATCAATTAGAAATTTGTAAGTTAGCACTTCAAAATTACATACACGAAATAGAAGTAATATGAAACATTTACTAAGCAGCTCAGCGTTTTTAGTATTGAATAAAGAATTGGCTCGGCAAATAGGATTGAAAGAAGCAGTCCTACTTGCTGACCTGATTTCAAAAGAAGAATACTTTATAGCTAATGGAATGATGGATGGTTGGTTTTTTAATACTGAAGCTAACATTGAGAAAGACACAACACTAACTCCTTATCAGCAAAGAAAATGTATTAAGTCATTGAAAAAGAACGGTATAATAGAAACCAAGCGTAAAGGAGTTCCTGCTAAACAATACTTTAAAGTAAATGAAGAACTAGTTGTGAAGTTTCTTAACAACTTGTCATTAAGTAAATGCACAACTATTAATAAGAATAAAGAAATAAGAATAAAGAATAAACCTTTTAATAAGCCAACAATTTTAGAAGTTCAGGATTATTGTTCAGAAAGGAATAATAATATAGAAGCAGAAGCATTCATTGATTTTTACGAAAGCAAAGGTTGGTTTGTAGGTAAAAACAAAATGAAAGATTGGAAAGCTTGTGTTCGGACTTGGGAAATGAGAAATAAAACTAAAAAGAAGTGGAACAATTCAAAAGGAATGTCTAAATTAGACGCACAAATAAATGCTTGGCAAGAAGCTAAAAAATTAATATGAAACCATTAAAACAAGAAAACCTACAAGAGCTAACATCTAAAGTCTTAGACTTAATAGCAAAGACATCAGTTGAAATAGGACATAAAACAGATCCTCAAACTATGGCAAGTCTAAGTAAAATATTTGCAGCAGACTTAATCCAAGAGAAAAGATTTGGCAATATGACTTTTAACCAAGTTCAAGACGCTTTTCATCAGGGAGTAAGATTTGGGAAGGACGAACCCTTTTTAAATATCAGAACCTTTTATAAGTGGTGTTATGCTCAAAAGAAACTAATTGACAATGCCTACTATGAAGTACATACATTAGGAAAGCCAAAAGGAAAGACCTTATGGTATCAAGAACCTTTAAAATTATTAAAATGATAGGATGGGTATTAATAACAGCCATTGTAATGTGGCTAATAAGAAAATTAAAATGAAGATATTAACAATCGTTTGGGGAATAATAATTTTAGTTTGTCTTTTAGAAGCAAGATTTTGTTCTAAGTTTGAGGACGAGTTATGAAAGTATTAGAATTATTTGCAGGTAGTAGATCAATTGGAAAGGTAGCTGAAGAATTAGGTTATGAAGTATTTTCAGTTGATGTTAAAGACTTTAAAGGAATTGATTTAGTAAAAGACATTGAATTTCTTACTAAAGATGACATCCCTTTTATCCCTGATGTCATTTGGGCTTCACCACCCTGTACGACTTATTCTATTGCAGCAATCGGACACCATAGAGATATGGGAAAACCTAAAACAGATTTCGCTGCAAAAAGTGATAGATTAGTTATAAATACATTAAAGTTAATAAAAGAATTTGATTGCAAATATTTTATTGAAAACCCTAGAGGATATATGCGTAAGATGTTTTTTATGAAAGGTATTCCAAGAACTACTGTTTGGTATTGTCGTTATGGTGATACCTCAGCAAAGCCTACTGACATTTGGAGTAATCATATTTATTCTTTATTTAATATAGAAGGTTGGCAACCTAGACCTCAATGTTTTAATAGTAATATAAAATGCCACCACGACAAGCAACCAAGAGGTTACATAGCTAAAAAAGAGAGTGGAGCTTTAGGTAAAGGTACTCAGGGTAAAAAAGATAATTATGAAAGAAGTAAAGTTCCTTATGAATTATGTAAAGAAATATTATTGTCTTTATGAGAGAAATCACTTATCCTTATGTACTACATAATATAGCAAAAGATATATCATCTGACCGTATTAAAGGAATGCACAAAAATTATAAGGATAAGGATTACTATGTAGGAGATAAAACTAAACAATATAACATTCAGGGAGTTTTAGCTGAATTAATTGCACAACATTATTTTACTTGTATTGGACAAGAATATAAGGCATTAAGTATTTTAGGTACAGAACCTGAAGTTGAAGCTGATATATTTATAGGGGAAAGAAAAATAGATGTAAAATACATTCCTCATTACGGAAAGTATTTAATGGTAAATCATAATTCACATACCAATCCAAATAAAGTAATTACAGAATATATGTTTATACAATTAAGGGAGAAAATAAGTGATAGCACAGCAACAGCTAGAATATGGATAGTAACACACGAAGAAGTTGATAAATGGAATATAGAAAAACAAACTAATACAAAAGTATTTTGCCAAAGACTATAAGTAAATTAAAAAAAGAACTTGATAAGTGGTTCAGTCTTTACATAAGACTTAGGGAAGCAACTGACTTAGGGCTTTGTCAATGCTTTACTTGTGGTAAGGTAGCTCACTATAAAGATGGTATGCAATGCGGACACTTTCAATCAAGACGTTTTCTTCCTACAAGATTTGATGAAGAAAATTGTCAGGTACAGTGCCAAAAGTGTAATATTTGGTCGCAGGGCGAACAGTACCGCTTCGCTTTACATCTTGACGGGAAGTATGGTGAAGGAACTGCTCAAGAGTTAGAGTATCTAGCTAAGACTACAATCAAGTTAGGTAGGATAGATTATGAAGAAAAGATAAGTTATTATAAATCGCTTGTTGAAAAGTTAAAAAAAGAAAAAGGAATTGAGTAAACTTTTTTATTAAGTTTGGCGTATGATAGAACCGATTTATGCAAGTGAGGAACATAGGACAATAATTGATACATATATTTTAATGTGTACAGAGTTTGCAAAAGAAGTAAGTAGTAAATCAAAATACAATAACTATTTAGATGTGGTAGATATAATAATTGAATACCATAACGGTTACGGTTCAGGAGTTAAAGAGAATGAGTGGTACTCTTGGCTTATGATAATCCCTACTAATTTATCAGTAGCAACAAATGGTTTCTTTGCAGGACTTGAAACAAGAAGTAATGCGCCAACAATTAGAGCATATAGAACCGTATTAAATGAAATGGTATTTGATGTTGCAGATAAAATTGACGCACTAGAACCAATCAATGACTGAGATTTACACAGAAATATCAAAATTAAGTGATAAGTTCAGAACAATGTGTTATGGATTAACACAAGATGAAGAAACTATTAATGACGCAGTACAAGAGTTGATGGTTTATTTTTTACAAATGAACCCTGAAGCATTAAAAGGGATTTGGGATAAAGACGGAGTAGAAGGGATAATAAGATATGGCGCAGTAGTATTGAATAGAGCTATAAATAGTCCAAGAAGTCCTTTTTATTATAAATACAAAAAATATTACAGAAATTTAGTAGGAATAAATTATACTCCATCCTCATCACATCATAAATTTGCTGCTGAGAATTTTCATAAAAGTATCTATAATTTACCCGAAGAAGATACTGAGAGTTATCAGTGGGAGAAACTTGAAGAAATTGACAAGGTTCTTGATAAGCAAACTTGGTATGATAAAAAGGTATTTGAACTTTACTATTACGAAGGCAATACACTTGACAGTCTAGCAAAGAAAACAGGAATAAGCCGTAACAGTCTTTTCACTACAATAGATAAAGTAAGAGCAATATTAAAAAAAGCCTTAAATGAATAAGTTTTTTGTATCAACTAAAGTCTATGAAGATAGAATAGCTATTTGTAAGAGCTGTGTTTATTATTTCAAACTGACAGGAACTTGTAAAGCTTGTGGTTGTTTTATGAAAGTGAAAGCACGAATTGCACCAATGGAATGCAAACAGAAGTATTGGGGTAAAGAAACTAAAGTAGAAATCCCTGAGCAACTTCCTTTAGAGATAGTTGAAGAAGTATTATTAATTTGGGAAGATCTAAAAACAGGAAGGGCTAAGAATGTTGCAGCTAAAAAGAAAATGATTGAGTTATGGAATACAATATCAGGAAGTAATTACAGCACAGGAACTAAT